ACAACTGAAAAACTTGCTCTAGAGTCTTTGTCTGCAATTGATCCAGCAGTTGCCGACATGTTGTCTTTCAACATGCGTGACTCACTAGATTCTATTGTATGGAGTCGTTTGACTTCTCTTGCAACAGGACGTTTCACAGGAACTTCATCTGCTGATGAATCAACCATTAATGGTGAGAACGTTTCTTCAAGCACAAGCGCAGCAAATATTACTGCAGCACTTGCTCGTAAAGGAGTTGCAAGACTGCGTGGAGCAAATGTTCAACCTCGTGATGGTGGCTTCTACACAGCACTTATCCACCCAGATGTGTCTTATGACCTTCGTTCAGAAGCACAATCAAGCGGATCTGCTGTATGGCAACTACCTCATACCTACACCGAAGCTGGTGTTGGTAACCTATGGACAGGTGAGATCGGAATCTTTGATCAGGTTCGTTACATTGAGACACCTCGTGCAGAATCTATCTCAGGTTCTGGCACATCAAAGGTATACGCAACTGTTCTTCTTGGTAAGCAAGCTCTTATCGAAGCAGTTACTTATGAGCCAAAGACCGTTATCGGTCCAGTAACTGATAAGTTGATGCGTTTCCGTCCAGCTGGATGGAAGGCTCTTATTGGATGGAACATCTTCCGTAAGGAAGCACGTTACGTCATCCAGACGAAGTCAAGCATCGCACAATAGTTATAAAGAAGAGGGGCTGGCAACAGCCCCTCTTCACCCAACAACAATAAAAGGAGAAGGCAATGCCAAATGTAGGCGGAAAAGAATTTAGTTATTCCCCAATGGGGATGGCTATGGCTAAGAAAGCAGCCAAGAAGTCAGGAAAGAAAATGGTAGTAAAACCTGCTATGAAAAAAGCAATGGTTAAGAAAATGGGTAAGAAGAAGTAATGTCATCTAGTGGCACTTATAAACGCCATGATGGTTTCAACCCAATGCAGATTAAAAATGGAATGGTAGTTCGTATAAACAAAGACGGACGTATCAAATCAATACTCGGAAAAGTTGGAGAGTACAAGAAGAATGGACCCAAGGCTTAAAAGAGCAGGTGTATCTGGTTTTAATAAACCAAAGAGAACACCTACCCATCCTAAAAAATCTCATGTGGTTGTAGCCAAGTCTGGCTCCCAAGTAAAAACAATTAGGTTTGGTCAACAGGGTGTATCTGGCTCTCCAAAGAAGTCTGGTGAGACAAAGTCTTACCGACAAAGACGTCAGTCTTTCAAGGCACGTCATGCTAAAAACATTAACAAAGGTGTTATGTCAGCAGCATATTGGGCAGATAAGGTGAAGTGGTAATGACAAAGATATTTCGTGGACCTACTTACCGCTACAAACTTGGTCGTCCTAATGATCTTTGGTTTGTATCTTATCCAATTGGTAAGAGTGTAATTAAGAATAATGGAACATGGTCAACGGTTGTTGTCCCTAAAGACAGCGATCTTGCTACATACCAACGTGTATTGCGTGGCGGGTATGACAATGTTATTACGGACGCTGAAGCTGCTGAGTTAACAGCAGCAGGTTATGGAGATTACATCTGGGATGAGTAACTGTAGATCTGGTTGTAAGACCCAAGACCATGCTAACTGGGGCGAATGTGCAAGAGCAGCAAATTTTAGTATTACAGATCCACTGGCTAATGCGGTATCCAAGCAAGCCAATTCAGAATTAGACGCATATAGAAATGCAAGAAAACAAGGTATTCAACCTAGATCCACAAAGATGCATGATATCAAGGCTGCTGTTATGGCATCCGATACTTTAGGAAAGGCGGTTCAAGCATAATGGCTACGTTAAATCAGTTAACAGAACAAACGCTTGGTGAAGTTAGTGGTTATGTTAAGAACCAAGAGTCAGTAACTATTGCAACTAATACTGTTGCTGCTGGTGATATATCAATAACAGTAGATGATGCCTCTGCTTTAAGTAAGGGTATTATTGAAATTGATGATGAATTAATATATGTAAAAAAATCAGTTGTGGCATCAGGAACAGTTCAAGTTTTAGGAACAAATGCTAATCCATCTGGTAGAGGGTGGCGTGGTACTACCGCCACTAGCCATGTATCTGGATCGGTTGTTAAAAACAACCCTATGTTCCCACGTAGTCAGGTTAAGCGAGCAATCCTTGAAACAATTAAAGGAATGAACTTTCCTGTTCTAGCTAATGAAACATTTACTTTTAATGGTACTGATTATTCTTACATAATGCCTGATGCTTTAGTAGATGTTACTGGAGTATCTTGGGAACTACCAGATTCTTCAGGAGTATGGGGTTTAATTAAGCGTTGGAGATTAGACACTAACTATCTATATAACGGATCTACTGGTCAGGCACTTATATTAAATGAAGCACCAATGCCAGGACAAACAGTTCGTGTTCAGTATACAAAGTTTCCAACAACTATTACTGATAACCAAGAGTTAACAGTAAGCGGTTTACCAACATCGTGCGAAGATGTAGTTCGTCTTGGTGCTATGTATCGACTGTTATCAACAGTCGACCCAGGTAAGGTAATTGCTACATCGGTATCTGCTGATGCTTTAGATCAACCTGTTTCAGCTGGTGCTTCTACGAATACAGCAAAATATATTTTCCAGCTTTATACCGTCCGCTTAGCGGAAGAGGTAGCAAAGCAACAAGACAACTTCCTAAACACTATCCAGTACTCGAGGTAATAAATGCCAACACCGTCACGCTATTACAGTTCGAATGCTGCTAAAACAACCTTAGCGGATTCGATCTCCTCATCAGCAACCAGCTTAACGCTGTCTGCTGCATCTAATTTACCAGCGCAATATCCTTACACGCTGATCCTTGAAAAGGATACAGCCAATGAAGAGGTTATTGAGGTAACTGGTCTTGTAGGTTCTTCTTATCAGATCACACGTAACATTGACTCATCTGGTGCTAAGGCACATGCTGTTGGTGCTAACGTAGAACACGGTGTATCGGCTAGAGACTTTACAGAATCACGAGCACATGAAGTAGCAACTACCAGTGTTCATGGTATATCTGGAGATGTTGTTGGTACAAGTGGTGCTCAAACTTTAGCAAGTAAAACTTTAACAACACCTATTATAAATGGTGCAACCATATCTGGAACCTTTACTTCTACTGCAACCATAAGTGGTGGAACTATTACTGGTGCAAGTATTACTGGTCTTGCTGAACCAACAGCTTCTTCTTCCGCAGCAACTAAAGGTTATATTGATACATCTGTAACCAGTGCTGCAGCATCAGCCACGGCTGCTGCTACCTCTGCATCTAGTGCTTCAACCTCTGCCTCTAGCGCAGCAACCTCTGCAGCAAGTGCTGCAACTAGTGCTACCGCTGCAGCGACCAGTGCATCTAGTGCATCTACTTCATCTTCTTCTGCAGCTACTAGTGCTTCTTCTGCTGCAACTTCAGCATCTAGTGCTTTAACTTCTGCAAGTTCCGCATCAACTAGTGCTTCTTCGGCTTTAACATCACAAACATCGGCAGCAACTTCAGCAAGCAGTGCAGCAACTTCAGCAACTGCTGCTGCAAGTAGCGCAACCGCTGCTGCATCATCTGCAACTACCGCTGCTGCATCTGTTGCAACTATTGCAAGTTATGCTACTGCTGCTGCATCTAGTGAAACTGCTGCTTCCTCTTCAGCCACCGCTGCTGCTACAAGTGCTTCATCGGCAGCGACAAGTGCATCTTCTGCTGCGACATCTGCCTCAACTATGGCAACTAGTGTTTCTTCAGCACAGACATCTGCATCATCTGCTGCCACAAGTGCTGCTTCGGCAGTAACCAGTGCTACCTCAGCACAAACACAAGCTACCTCCGCTGCTACCTCTGCAACTTCTGCAGCAACCAGTGCAACTAGTGCTGCTAATAGTGCTACTGCTGCATCATCTTCGGCAACCGCAGCAGCATCAAGTGCAACTAGTGCTGCTGAATCTTATGATGCTTTTGATGATAGGTATCTTGGATCTAAATCGGCTGACCCTACATTAGATAATGATGGGAATGCATTACTAACTGGTGCTTTATATTTTAACTCCGTAGTTGGTGCATTAAAAGTTTACAATGGAACTACTTGGGGATTAGTAGCCCCTGATACATCTAACTTTATTGATAAAGCAATTCTTACTGCTAAAGGCAGTCTTATATCTGCAAGCTCAGGATCAACCCCAGTTGCACTTACTGTTGCTGCTACCAATGGTTACCTTCTTAGTGTTAGTTCAACAACCACTTCAGGTCTTGCTTGGACTGCACCACCAGTAGATATATTTTCACTTAACTTACAAACGTTAACATCTAACTACACAATTGATACTGGTTACAATGCACATAGTGTTGGTCCTGTTACTATAGACACAGGGATAACAATAACAATACCAAGTGGTGCCACTTGGTTAATTAATTAAGGAGAAATAAATGAGTCTATTAAAGACAGCGGG